AACTTATTAAGTTCATCACCATATTGATCCGCAACAGGACCACCTTCTGGTTCTATTTCAGGATCATTTTCCATTTCTCTATATAAATTCGACATTCTTTTTTCAACATCACCTAATTCATCTTTATAATCCCAAGATGTTTCTAATAGATCTCTATCTCCATTTTCTGCTACCAAATCCATATCAATTGCAGCTTCTTTTACTATTTTTTTAATTATAGCAGCTTGTTTTTTATGTATTTTAGATGTAACTTTTAACTCTTTTTCTATTTTTTTAAGTTGGTCATTTTCTCTTTTAGTATGATCTTCATTTATTTTACTTTCTACTAAATATGCAAAATCATATTCTTTTGGGTTAAGTGAACCAAATTGATTTGCGCCTGTAATCTTAGTTACTTTTTTAGTTTTTTTATTAATAGCAGCAATTTTTTCACCTTGTTTAAAATGTGATTTTGCTCTAGCTATATTTATTTTATTACCAATGTTTTCTCTAACTGGTC